GGCTGCTGCCCAATAAACTGCTCAATATCATTTGCGACTCCTTATCACTCCGACCATTACGCCGAAGCCAATCAACATAACGCCGCCCGTGATCCACGCGGCCGGGATGCTCCACATCGAGACTCCTACCAGCATGCACGCGCAGCCAGCCACCAGCAGGATATCATCCAGAAAACGCGCGATTTTCATCGTCCGCCCTCCTGGTAATATCCAAACACTTGCCCCAGTGGCCCGCTCATTGCACGCACCCGCTCCACGTGCGGAAGCAGGTTCCGCCCCTCTTCGATCCACGGCCGCAGATGATTCTCGAGTGGGTAGTGAAAGGCTGGGCAGTCATGCTCGTAATCATGGAAGTACACTCGCTCGCCCTGGTATAAATCGTGTCCGCACAGGATCACCGGATCGCACCCCAGCCACAGCGCAAACCAGGTCGCCGTGTGTGAAGAGTAGTTTCCGGTCCACACCGGAACATCAAAGAACACATCACTCGACGGATCCGGGCTTACGCGCACTGCTTTCGTCTGGCACACGCCCACCAGCAACCGCGGGTCGCTCTCTGGCTGGTCGTTGTAAACCATGAAATCAGGCTGGCATAACTTCTCAGCGTGATAATTGACCGCGATAAACAGGCATCCAAGCGGCAGCCGCGCCATATCCGCGGGCAGGCTGGGCCCGCCGCCCAGCACAGCGGCCGGGCAGCCCGCGTACTTATCGCGGTAATCGCTAAGCGTGGCTTTATGCTCCGTTTCCACAGAAACGCTCATACTGCCCTCTTTTTCAGCATCACGTTGACGTTCCCATCGCGCGTCCAGCGCAGATCGATCAGCTTCCACGGCTTTGGCTGATAGGTAAAATACCGTGGATAATCCGGGTCAAAGTGCTCGAAGGTCAGCTCATCGCACGGATTGCAGTGCGTTGGGTCGTGGTAAAACCCGTAAGAGGATCCATAAGGCGTCTCGATATCGATCAGCGCGCCCACCTCCAGCACACGCCAGCACTCATCCATAAACTCGAGAAACGGCCGCCGCGTGCCTTTCTCGGTCACCGCCACCGGAGGGATGTGCTCGACGATATGCCAGGCCTTTGCTGCTTCCACGCTCCCAGACTCTACTGGCCAGGGGTGCATATTTAGATCGTGGACGATATCAACGCCAGGCAGCCGCTGGATGTCAATCCCCACCCAGCCCAGATCTTTATGGTTACCGCAGGCAATATCTAATTTCATATCTACATCCCATAATCCGGATCGAGGATCTGAGCGCTCAGATCCACCGTCCCTGTATAAAACCGCGCGCGCATCATCGCTGTGATCCACGCCGCGGTTGGATCGATACGTTTTGATCGCACCACGCTTTTGCCGCGGTGCTCTTTCACAAACTTGATCAGCCCCTGTCCGTTCTTAGCGATCGAGGTATTCCCAAACGCCCACCGCGCCACCGGGCTGGCCTCATGGCTCAGCTTGCCCTCTTTCAGCAGCACCTCACTCAGGAGCATCGGGTCAGTCAGGTTGACAAACGTCTGCGGCACGGTCACCACCGTCAGGTTGGCCTGCTGCAGCCGCTGTAAAAGCATCGTTGCGAAAGCCGGGTCAGCCACGATCTCTTTCACGTTGTAAACCTTGCACAGCTCCAGGATCTTGGCCTCGATCGCGGTGTAGTCGATCACGTTACCATCTGTCACAGTCAGCCAGCCCTGCTTTTCCCATTGGTCGTAAGGCACATGGTCCTGTAGGATCCGTTCTGCCATCGAGTCGCGTGGAATCCAGCAGTGCCAGAACACTCGCCACTCCAGGAGCGTTCCCTGCGGAGGGAAAACCATCGCCACCGCGCTCAGGTCCGTGGTTGTGGATAGATCTAGCCCCAGATACGCATCCAACCCCAGCATCTCAACCGGTGTCCACTGCCCCACGGTCTTATCAAACAAATCCAGCGGCAGCCAGGTGGTGAGCTTGCTGGTCACCCACTGGTTGAGGCGCAGCCAGCGGAATAGTCGCTCCTCTGCTGGCTTGGTCTTTGCCCTCTGGGCGGCCTCTCTAAGCGACTCGACCGTAATCGTATGGTCCAGGCTTGGGTTGGCCTGGTACCACGCCTCCTCGTTATAGATATCGTCCCCTTCATACCCGTAGATCACCGGGTACCAGGTTGGGTCGATAATCTCACCGGCCAGGATCTTGGCAGCATACTCGTGCTGTTCCCAGCCGATCGAAACACGGTCCGGATCTTCCCCGGCCGTGGTGATCACCCACCACATCGGCTGCGCGCGCGCATCGCCAGCGCCGAAGGTCATCACATCCCACAACTGCCGGTTGGGCTGCGCATGCAGCTCATCGAATATACACGCGCTCACGTTCAGGCCGTGCTTGGTGAAGGCCTCAGCGCTCAGCACCTGGTAGAACGTGCCCGTGATCTTATCGATCAGTCGCTTATGACTCAGCTGCAGCTTCGTGCGCTTTTTGAGCGCTGGAAGCTGATCAATCATATCTACAGCCACATCGAAGACAATTGAGGCCTGCTGCCGGTCCGCCGCGCAGCCGTAAACCTCGCCGTTGATCTCGCCGTCTGCATAAGTGTGGTAGAGGCCTGCCCCTGCAGCCAGCTCGCTTTTACCGTTCTTCTTCGGAACTTCCAGGTAAGCGAATTTATACTGCCGGGCCCCGTTCTCCTTGATCGTGCCGTATACATCGTGCACAATCTGATCCTGCCAGGGCAGCAGCTCAAACGGCTGCCCTGCGAACTGGCCCTTCGTGTGCTTGAGCAGGCTGAAGAACTTCACCGCTCGCTCAGCGCGTGCTTCGCTAAACATGGCCACCACCATGACGATCAGAAGCAGACAGGAGAGCAATCGTCTCATTTCCCATCTCCTGCCCCATTCACATAATCGCTCACCTCGCCCAGTAGAGCGGTCAGCGGATCAATTTCCTCCGGATCTTCCTTCTTGCTGGGTGCTGTTCCAGCTCTGGCCCGTGGTGTCAGGTATAGACTCTGGCGCCATTTCAGCAGTAGATCGCGCTTGCGATCCACGCGGCTGTCCAGTTTCACCACTGCCTCGAACGCATCGACACACTTTGTGGCCAGCGCGATCGCCTTATTCTCATACTTCTCTACCTCAGCCAGGCTGCCCAGGCCCTTCTCCGGCAGCTCGCCGCCTGTCTCCTTGACCATCTGCACAGCCTCATCAGCTGCGCGCTGCGCCGCGGCCGCCTGCTGGATCGCCTTATCGTGTGCCACGCCCAGCTCGAGCCACTGCTTATACGTGGTCCTGCGCATCAGGTCCAGCTCGCTGAGCTGCTCCATCAGCATGCAGTAATCGACCAGCAGGTCCATATCCAGCCGGGTCACGATCGTGGACTCCAGCTCAGCGTACACACGCATCGAGCGCCGCCAGACCTCGCTGGCCAGCTTGTGGTCGCGCAGCCGTGCAGGCTCGCTCATCGGCAGCCCGCGATCAGGCGCCATCGCGGACTCTTCCGCGACTCTGGCGTCGCGATCGGCGCGCGTGTCGTGCCTGGTGTGTAGTGAGACGGGCTTCCTGGCTGGCATAAAATTTAACTGGATTCTCCACATTGGGAATTTTTTTCGTGCGGAAGGCCCCGCGCGCTCGACGCACCCCAACTCGAAACTTTTTCACCCCCCTCCCCCATCACTTCTGCAGCTGTGCGTCGACTATGATGTGCTTTGCACAGAGATGTCAGGGGGCTGGTCAGGAACTTGACGCGGTCACCTTCGTGCCGCTCTTCATGGTGTACGTCAGTGGCTTCGGTATAGATACCCTCAGCCAGGCAGTCAGCACACCACGGGTTAGAAGACAGATGCAGCCTGCGCGTGCGCTGCCAGGCGCGATCGTATAAACGTTGACGCTGCGGATCGCGCACGAAAGAGCCAGCCTGCTCTCTGTGCAGCTCACAGCGACCATGCTGCACGAGGTTTCCGCAGCCTGGATATGAGCATGGTTTGAGAGGTAAGGTTGGCATTTAATAACTCCTAATGATGATTAGGGGACTACAGGTGATGAACTACGATTGGACCGCTTTGCGCACGATACCACTCGCTGATGGTCAATGTCTGTACATTTTTGGCAATGATGTAATCCATCAACTCCTGGAAGTCACTAGTTTTCCATGTTGTCGCAGCGGCAGATGAATCGTTCAACACATGGAACAAAAAGTTCATCCCGCGCTTTGTGGACACGAGCGTGTCTATATAACCTTTTGCGGTTGCTAGGGAGATGGTGTCCCCGAAACTTCTTACGGGTAATCTATATAGCGATGTCTGCGGCCAAACGTAATCATTGGCCGGTGTCCCACTAACAGTCCGACCA